GTATCGTAGGAGGATTTCCTATTATTTTCTTACACAATTTTTTAGTAAGATCAGAAACTGACTTATTAAGTCCATTCATTGATTTAGCAAAATATGCTGAAGATTTCGATCCTGGTATACATAAATGTATGCGAAAATTTCTTTGTTTTGATATTCCGGAACATCCAGACGTACGTATGTTCTTTAGAGATGCATACGCAATACCTGTGACAGATAGACCTATGTCAGCAGAAACGTTTTTAAGACGGAAGGTTGCTGAGAAGCTCAAAACAACTTCTAAAAATCCGATAGTCAAAGAATTATTTAGCACTGAGACTGAAGAATTAGAAAAGCAATTCCAAGAGATCATAGAATCATCTAATCAATACTTAGCTAGATTAATAGCTGAACAATTTTGTTCTAGTGCCTTTGGTTTCAAACAAGAGATTATTAAGAAGTTTGAAAGTGGTAAGTCTATGATTGAATTTATTACAGGAGATATGGAGAGTTCAAATACTAGATCCATCACAAATGTAATGTCAAAAACTTATTTTGTTGACAGAAGGCTAAATGCATGGAGAAAACAACGTCTAAAATGTAATGAGTTTAAATTTGACTTGACATTTGATGAAATAACAGAAAAGAAATGTTCAACAGAATCAGCGTTTTGGCTCAGAGAAAAGTTATGGCACAAACCAGTAGTTGGAGTATCAATGCCTTGCATGCAACATTTTGTTTCTATACGAGAAGAGCCATTAGATAAGAATCCTACTAATCATGAAATCCATAATCACTTTGTAATGGAATATGCTAAAAATCCTGTTATCAAAAAGGTTGATAAACTATTAGGAAAACATTATCGTGCAGGACCTTATAAAGCATTTGTAGGTGCAACTACTTCATCAGGGAACATTGAAGCATCGGAGAAAGTAAATTCTAAGGAAGCTCCAGCAATGAAAGTTATAAGCTTATTATCTTTATTGTCATGGACAAATACAAGTCAAATAGACCCAGAAACGGGAGAGATTAAGAAGTCAAATGCTACAGATCTTATTATGAAATTATATAATTTGACTACTAAAGCCCATACAGAATATCTACATGATTATATCCATGTTCGTAAATCAGGTGTAATGGCACATCATCAGAAAGGAGGTAATTTTAAACCAAAAACAGCAATAAATTGTCTCAGTACTCCGACAACTCAATTTAAAGGTAACTCTACAACTCATCAAACAATAGCACAAACACCTGAGAAATTTAATGTTAATATACTGCAGATTTATGCTCACTTTATGACTTTGATGACTCTAATAAATCAGTATTGTTCTTCTTTTAAGATGAAGAGAAGTTATTGGGTTACCACTGCCGATTGCTCTTTTTGTATGAGGCCTATTAAAGACTCAGATGAATTTGTATATTACGATCAGAGATTACTTGATAGATTCAATCCTAAACCACTGGTTGAAATGTCGGCTATACTAAATGCAGATGTATTATATCATGAATTGGTGAGACAGGAGATGATTATACCAAGGAAAGTGATAAGAGAAAAACCAGATGTAACATTATCAGCTGCAATAGCGGGAGCTATTCAACACCATCTGTCAAATCAAGGACTCAACTTAATGCAAAATCTAACGCCTCAAAATAGACAAATCAAATCTCATGCAGATTATGAATACAGTAAGATATTAATCATGCCAAACATGCCAAAAAGCTATTTATCAATTACTGAACTAAAGAATATGCCTTATGAAGAAATATGGAATGCTTTATACGAATTTGTTCAAACATGGATCTGGTGGAGATACAAAGGGTGGTCATATAACAGAATTAAGAATGATCTTTTAACTATTCCTGCTAAACTTCTCCCATGGTACGATTTTTGTTTTAAATTACAAGATGGATGGATTTTATATGGTTTCCTAAATTATATCTCAAAGAAAGTAAACTATGACTTTAAGGTAGACAGTTCATCTCGCATTATTGATAATATCGTAAGCCAATTAGGTATAGCCATGATTAATGAATATTCAGATGTTAACATAACTGAAGTAGACTTTGTAAGATTAAGTAACGCAGCAGATACTCATGTAGGATACCATCTTGCAGTGAAAATTAGAAGATTTCTCAAAATTCAAATTAATGCACAGAGATATGAAAATTTAATAGCTAATTATGCGTTGAATCCTGATGGTGAAAGTTTATTAAATAATATATGTTATTTTACAGGCAGAGAAAGAGGTGAAAATTTCCATCATAATGATGTTATTGTTAATTTTATTATAATAAGATTAATGATCGAAATGTGCTTAAAATGGTTTTCTGATAATATTCATAGAACATCACTATTTGATGTTGTTACCGGAACAGTATTAACTGCAGGAGACTTTATTATGAAGGGAAATATGTTTCAATTACTAGGTAATGATGATTATGATGAACTAATTACATACTTAGTGACTTACATTAATGATGAATTAGGTGAGACTATCGAGATTCCAGAAATTACTACAGATCTGCGAGACGTCGTTAAAAGAGAATTTGTTTCAGGTGAAGTGTTAGAACCTCATGAATACGATCGACTTCAAAATGATTCAAGATTTCAAAATCTTATAAGAGTACAAGTTGCATACAACACAATATTAGAGATTAATAAAGATACTCTGATAGATAATATTAATGATATGTTTATGTATTTCAAATCATGGATGGAAAATATGGACGTGAAAGTAAAGGTCACTTATACAGATTTACCCACATGTCTAGCTAGAATTAGAGCAGAAAAACCTATTAACAGAATGATATTAACTCCAGCTGAAGTTGAATTATTAGGAGATCAATATCAAGAAGAGAATATTGAAAACAATGAGTTCAGTCGAGTTTTCTATTTAAATGATATTGATACTAGAGATGTCCTTGGTATACCATTGAAAAAGTTGTCTGAATTAGATGCTATGACATTCTGTCCTTTAGCAGAGAAACTTCATGATGAGTCGTTCTATATTGACACAAAAAGCTATAGTAAATGTTATGGAATTGGATCAGGTACTACAACTCACTTATATGAATATTTATGGAGCAAAGAGACATTTTCTCGTGAGTATGCAAATATGCATATTGCAATGCTAGCTGATGGAACCGGAGGTAATACGCATTTAATAAATCAACTTGTTAAGAATTCTGACTTTTATTTCATATCTCTCCCTAATGATAATGGGGAAGAATCAATACATCACTTAGTTAAAGATCAAATATGCCAACGACGTAACAGAATAATCAGTAATTATCATTTGAGAGGTGCTGCCGATTTGACAGGCAAAAATTCAAGAGATGCATTATATTCTGATTTATCAGGTAATAGATTACATGTAATCATCTGTGATGCATCTTATGATGCAAATAGTTTTGAAGACTTTCTAGGTATATTCAAGAATGTACTAGAAATGTATAAGACAGCAGAGAGCCACTGCTTCTTTTATCTTAGATGCTATATTCCTTGTCTTTATACTCATCTTGGATTTAAATTATTAGCAGAATTAGTC